TCCGGTGTCAGGGAAAATGCCGGAGGATTACCGCCGCTGGTAATGGTGGGAGCCGTCAGATATTTCAGGAACACTTCATTCATAAATATCTGATCGCCCTGACCAACAAACATCGGCTTTGTGTTGCCATTCGCAGGATTAATCATCGCAATCCTGTCTGCCGCCAGCAGCACCTGACTCTGCATTCCTGCTGGCGTATTCTCAATACCGGCACCGATACCCGCAATATAAAGGCGTCCGTCCTGCATCTGCTGCAGTTTCACGGCCCACATGCTGTTCAGGTTATTATTTGTATCAACCTGAACTTTCTGTATCTGCTGGATTGCCGCACTCTGATTTTCCAGTTTTTTATTGACGGTCTGCGTGATTTCATTGCTGACATTCGTAATGGACGTCCTGATTTCAGCCAGGTCCGGCGCAAGCTGACCGTTATCAATCTGCGTCCACAGCTCCTGGGCCAGATGTGTTTTCCCGATTTCTCCTTTGAAAAAATCCAGGTAACCTTCCGCATCATCGCTCGCCCGACCGACAGCCTCCACGAATGCCGATTTGCCAACAGTATTCACACTGCGGATATAAAAATAATAATCATGGCCCGGTTTGATATTGATACTGGCAGCTATCCAGTACAGCGCCGAGCCAAGATAGCGGGCTGCGGTTTCAACCTGCCTGATATCCGCAATCCGCTTTTCCGAGAACCAGAACTCAAACTGTACCGTCGGGTCATAAACGGCAAGATGTGGCGTTGCGGTTATCTGAAAATAGCCCGGCGTCAGCTCAATCCGCGACGGTGCTGCCGGTGCGGTAATCCGGAAGGTGGTGGTGGCAGGTTCACCCTGCTGGCCATAGCTGTTTATCGCCCGCACCGTCAGGGTGTATTCCCCGAGCGGCAGGCCGCTGAAACGGTGCTCCGTGTCTGCGGTGATGGCGGTGGTCACCAGTCTGGCATCCGTTCCCTTACCACTGGTCAGGCGCAGACTGAAGCGCACACCCTTCACCACCCGCGGCGTGTCCCATTTCGCCTGCGCCAGATACTGGCCGTCAGCTGCGCTCACCTCCACCGTCAGGTGCTGCACTGCCGGTGGGATGACGCTGTTCAGGGAACCTGACTGCGGCTCAAAGCGGGCACCGTTATCCACGATGGCTTCTTTTTCCGGTACGTGCTGCACCGCCGTGATGGCAAAGGTGCCGTCCGTGTTTTCCCGGACGGAGACACAGCGGAACAGGCGACGGCGCAGTGACGGCAGGGAGAGTCCCCACACCCCGTATGTCTCCACACCATCAGGCAGGGTACTGACCTGTATCCGGTCCGGCGCGGGGTGTTCGGTGATGTCCACACTCACTGGCTTACCGCTGCCGTTAATCAGGTTCACCGTGGCGGCACCGGTCTCCGGAAGTGTCACTTCACGGTCCAGCGTCAGGGTGCGGGTGGCAGCATCAATGGACAGGACACGTCCGCCGGTCAGGGTCCCGGCATAGTCGTTATCACAGATTTCAATGATGTCACCGGGTGTGTGCCGCAGCCCCTGAGACCCGAGCGTGAAATCCACCGTCTGCGTTTCCAGCAGTTCGGTCTTTATCACCCACAGTCCGGCACGGTGGGCCTGACCGCGGCTGGTACAGCCGAACGCGTCCATCTTCAGCAGGTTGCGTCCGTAGCGCAGTATGGCTTCCGGGTCTTCCACCAGTTCCGTGGAGGTCTGCCAGCCGTTCTGCGGGTCGGTGTAATTCACCTCCACCGCCGTGTGCCGGTCCTTCAGGGCACTGAAGCTGTAGCGGAATCCCACGCCGTTATCATCCACCACCACATCGCTGTTGGTGTACGGCCACACCACATCCGACGGGCGGTCCTGAACGAACGTCAGCGTCTGACCGTTCCATACCGGCATACAGCGCATCGCAGAGCAGAAATCACTGAGAACGTCCCACGCCTTACGCTGTTGTGCCAGGTACGCATTAAAGGTCATCCGCGGCTCGGTCCCCCCGAAACCATCCGGGACCGTCTGATCGCAGTACTGCCCGATGGCATACAGCGCCCACTTGTCCACATCCGCCGCCCCCAGACGTTTTCCCATGCCGTAGCGCGGGTGAGTCAGCATGTCCCACAGGCACCAGGCCGGGTTGTTGCTGTATGCCGGTTTCAGACTGCCGTCCCAGATACCACTGTACGTGCGTTTTTCCGGGTCATAGTTTGACGGCACCTGGATGATACGACCGCGGATATGGTAGTTCACCGTCATCTGCTGGCCGCCGAACTGCTCCGCATCCACCTGCAGCCCCACAATGGCCGTGTTCGGGTAGCACTGTTTCACATCGATGATTTCGGTGTATGACGACCACAGCGTCTTATTCTGCAGCTGGTCCGTGGTGCTGTCCGCCGTCTCCCTGACCATCCGGATGTTAAAGGGCCGGGGAGGCAGATTATCCAGAATCACCGAGGCCAGGAACTGTGAGGTGGTCTTGCCGTTAATGGTGACGTCCTTTTCTGTCACCCAGTTACCGTTACGCTGTAACTGAATCAGCAGGCGGACGGTTGCCGGGTTACGGTCACCCTTTGAGGTGGTCTCCACCAGTGACTGCACCCCGAAGGTAACCCGCAGGCGGTCAATGTTCGCGGACGTAATGGTGCGCGTCACCGGTTTTGCCTTCGTCACTTCCACGCCCAGTCCGGTTTCAGCTCCGGAGGACTCAAAGCCTTCCGGTGGTGTCTGCTCCTGCTCCCCGGCACGCCAGACCGCGGTCACACCGTGTATCACGGGATTACCGTCCGTGTCCGTCAGCGGGGTTTTGTTCACCAGAATACTCTGCAGTCCCTTCACCGGACCTTCTATCGGTCCCTCACCAATCGCATCAATCACACTCATCATCTGCGTGGATTTGAGATTATCCTTCGCCTCACGAGGCGTGTGTGCCTTACCGCCACCTTTTCCCATACAGCCTTCCCCTGAATAAATTAACCGCCACTTGCCATTCCGTACAGAAGTCGGATATCCTTCGCCCGAAAAGCATGAAACACATTTCTGCCATGCTAAAGAGAAACCCCGGTATCAGCAGATACCGGGGTTTTCTTTCATGCCCACCGATAATCCTGTTGGTTAAAACCGGTAATGGCATAAAAATTCTGAATATCTTCACATTTTCACACACTGACTGTGGCGCGTATAATTTCTCTGCGTTAATTTTTTTGTCGTGATATAAGAATAATTCCTTACACTTAATCTTCGTAACTCTCCCGCAGTTCCTGTCCGCGATCACTGCGGGATTTTTTTATTCTTTTTACCCCTGCCGCCCGATAACCACGACCTTTCCGCCCCCGCCTTCATCACGGGTGCTGATGTCCTGGGATATACGGCGGGAGCCAACCAGCATTTCCCCGTAAGGCACCGGCATCGGGTTCCCCTGGGCAATCATGTTATCCAGCGAGGAAAAGTACGTGTTCTGTCTGCCGTTATCCGTTGCGCGGTAATCCGGTGTTTTTGCCTTCGGGGCCAGCATCTGGGCCACTCCGCCCAGTATCATGCTGGCACCCAGTGAAAACAGCATCGTGGTGGCAGAAAAACCACCGGCACTCAGGGCTGTACCCCATAACGCCATCGAGCCTCCGGCCGTGAAGAAAGAGCCCACGATGGCTGCCGCCCCCAGCACAATCTGCAGTCCACCCTTTCCGGCCCCGGCCAGTCGCGGCACAATGTGGATGACCGTTCCCTCACCCAGCTGTTCGTGAAGACGGGCATACACCGCCTCCGGTGCCGTGTCATCACCGGCAATACGTATCTGGTACCAGCCTTCGTTCATCTGACGGCGAAAGCCCGGCATCTGCATCGACAGGGCGCGAATGGCTTCCGCTGCCGTGTTCACATACAGGCTGAGGCGGCGGCCAAATCGTTGCAAATCCCCGTGAAGGCAGATGCGTGCCAGTGGCGGTGACGCCAGACAGAATGCGTTCGTCGTTGCCATTTTTCGGAATACCTCTCCCGTTTACTCAGTTGTTCAGGAATATGGTGAAGCAGTTCACCGTTGCCGCAGTAAATGGCGGCATGATTAGCCACCGATGCGCCGAAGCAGCACAGCAGGATATCGCCCGGCTGTGCAGAGGACAGGGGCACCCGGTAAAAGCCGGTGACCGCCATATTGTCCAGGTACAGGTTCTGGCCGTTGCGCCACCAGTCATCCTCGCGATGAAAATCCGGCATTTCAGTCCCCGCCAGATGATAAGCATCCCGGAACAGCGTGTAACAGTCCGTCACCCCGTGCTCAAAGCGCCGCCCTGTCAGATGTGGCACACAGCGGAATTTGTGAATGTCACCCCGGCAGACCAGCCACCAGGGCAGTGCGCTTTTTATCTGCAGCCGCCGGTCAGCCTCGCTCAGCCAGGGCAGCCCACCGGGATGACTGTGGACCAGTGCCACAATCTCCCCCTGCATCTCTGCCCGCAGCCAGTCTTCCGGTGCGATACGAAAATACGCCTCCGGCTCTGCAGAAATATTCACACAAGGGATATACCACTCCCCCTCCGGCGTGCTTATCACGAAGCCGCACGCCTCCGCAGGCGCACACCGCCGGGCATGCGCCAGAATCGCTGATTCAGTCTGTGTCATAAACCGGGATTTACTGCGAAAGTTTATTAATGGAAAGGAAACCGCCAAAATTGCCGACATTCCTGCGCAGTTCACACCCGCGCATGCACTTGCTGCATCTGTCCTTACGGATATCCGTGGTGGGTTTATCGAACTCATCCGCCACAGCCCCGCCCGTGTAACCACACTCATCAGAGCGGTAGGTCCACATACAGGTGTTCGCCAGCATGATACGACCGGGAAACAGCGCCCCGTCCGTCTCGGTCGGTGTGGCCAGCACAAACGAGGCCGTCATGGCTGTCAGCTGCGACATCTGCTCCACCACCCAGCGGTCACTCAGCTCCTGCTCCGGGTCCGCCGCCGGATTGCCCGCAACGAAATTCACCGCATCCAGAAAACGGGCATACACCCGGCGGCGGACCACCGTGGCCCCCACCAGACTCTGCAGGTCTTCCGCCATCCCGGTGACCAGACCGAACAGATTGGACACCGTCAGCGACGGTCTGGCACTGCTGCCCTTCCCGCTCATCTCAAAACCGCTGCCGTCAATCGGGTATGCCTGATATTGCCGCCCCTGCCAGGTGACCGGCTCCCCTTTTTCATTCAGCTCATTACAGAAAAAATACCGCTCACCGCCCTGTACCGTCAGGTCGATTTCCCAGAGTACCACCCGCGGTGACTGCTCTGACTTAACCGACTCGTTCAGACTTTCTTCGCGAATATCCTGCATCAGTTCACCACCTGCTTAAACTCCGCGCTGAACTCAACGCGCAACATCCCGACCCGCGCAGACCACCCGGCACAGGTCACCTTTATCTGCCGGTATGCATAGGGTGGCTTCCACAAAAATGCCTTCCAGCCACCGTGCTCTGCCAGGAACGCTTCCAGATGCCGGGCCTCCTCCCGGGTCACGGAAAGCGTCACCCTGTATGTTTTCAGGTCAGCATTCAGCCCTGCCGCCATACGCTGTGAGTACCCGTCACCAAAACGCACTTCACGCACCGATGGCTGCGAGTTCACCTCCATATCCGGCTTCACTTTCCAGCGAAAGGTTTTCATCCACCGCTCCCTGATAACATACCGCCATCACGCAACTGCAGCCGGAGTTCATCCTGTGCCCCCTTGCGGGCCATCTCATACACCGCTTTCATCAGCTGCGGCCCTGCCCGCCCGTTGGGGCCGTCGTTCTGAATCACCACGTGATTGTTCTGATTAAAATTAATGCCTTCAGCCCGCCGCATCTGCGCCGGACTTCCGGCACCGCCCACATAACCACCTTCCGCATAGCCCCGCATCAGGCGGTACAGGTTGCCGACACCAATCCGGCTGGTTGCCTCCTTCGTGAAGACAAATTCACCACGATGAACAATCCCCGCTGGCTCATATTTGCCGCCGGTTCCCGTAAATCCTCCGGTTGCAAAATGGAATTTCGCCGCAGCGGCCTGAATGGCTGTACCGCCTGACGCGGATGC